CCAGCTGAGACCGGAGAGAGACCCAGCCAGGAGTGCAGTCTTTAAGAAAAATAAAAAGATTATTCTTGCAACACAGAGCGTCTGTGGAATATGTGGGAGACCAATTGACAAGCGTTTGAAATATCCACATCCCATGAGTCCAACAGTTGACCATATCATCCCATGTGCTAAAGGTGGCAGTGATGAGCTGGACAATTTGCAGATTGCTCACAGACAATGCAACAGAATGAAGTCCGACAAAATGCCTGAGGATAAGCCCAAGATTGTGGAACAGAACAGAGATTTGCCACAATCACAAAATTGGAGGACGTTCTGATGACATGGGGGGATGGCACCCAGGATGGTGGCTTTGGGAGGTTCCCGCCGTCTACTGCATCAATATCTCGCAAAATAATTTAACATTGTTAAAAAAATTAACAAGGAGGAGCGCCAGCGCTCCTCCTTGTTGTTGATAACTATTATTTAGACAGGTGAAAATCATGGAATATGTTGGAATTGAATTTCTGAAAGCGCTATTGATCCGAAAAAGAATAAGAACATGGATGAGATACCAATATTATGACATGAAAAATCTGACATTTGATTTTGGCATATCATCTCCACCTGAGCTCAAGTATTGGAACAGCTGTGTTGGCTGGTGTGCTCAAGGTGTTGATGCTCTGGCAAATCGTCTGGATTTTTATGGCTTTAAGGATGACATATTTGACCTTGAGCAGATATACAGTGCCAACAACAAGGATGTCCTTTTCCCAAGTGCAATCCTGGGAGCACTGATTGGTGCATGCTCATTTATTTACATTGCCACAGATTCAGATGGATTCCCAAGGCTCCAGGTCATAAATGGTGATGATGCCACAGGAATCATCAATCCAACAACAGGACTGCTCAATGAGGGATATGCAGTACTTGAGAGGAATGTCTCAGGACAGCCAATCAAAGAGGCATATTTCACACATGAGTGGACTGCATTCTATGATAATGGACAGCTGGTGGACTCAAGGGAGTATGCAGTCAAAGAGCCAATGCTGGTGCCATTTGTTTATAGACCGGATGCAAAGAGACCTCTGGGACATTCCAGGATATCAAGAGCTGCCATGTCAACAGTCGGCTCAGCCCTCAGGACAATCAAGCGCTCTGAGATTTCCGCTGAGTTTTATTCATTCCCTCAGAAATGGGTCACAGGAGTTGACCCGGATGCTGAGCAAATAAACAAATGGTCAGCAGCCATGTCAGCATTGATGAAATTCACGTTGGGTGAAGATGGACAGGATCATGTCAAGCTGGGGCAATTCACTCAGCAGAGCATGGCTCCTCATGTTGAGCAGCTTAAAATGTTTGCATCACTGTTTGCCGGAGAGATGGGACTGACATTGGATGACCTGGGATTCCCTCAGAGCAATCCATCATCATATGAGGCAATCAGGGCAAGCCATGAGAATCTGAGACTCACTGCAAGAGCTGCACAGAAATCATTTAATGTTGGCATTCTCAACGCTGGTTATTTGGCAGCATGCATCAGAGACAATTATGCATATACAAGGCAGCAGATCACATATACAACACCAATGTGGTTGCCACCATTCAGAGCAGATGTGTCCATGTTGTCCGGAATCGGAGACGCTCTCCAAAAGATTGGTCAGTCATTCCCAGACTACATGACAGAGGAAAAAATATTAGAGCTCACAGGCATTTAAAGGAGGAGCATATGCAGACAAAATATACAACCGGACAGGCAGTCCTGATCCCGGCAACAATTACAAGCGCAAGAGAGGAAAACGGAGTCATCATCTATGATGTTGAGTCCAGGCATTGGGAGGGAGTTCCTGAGAATGCCATTGTCATTGACAACGAGGCAGCAGCCAGGGCAGCATTTAACAATGCCATGAGGAGTCTCTCAGAGAGAATGGGTGCAAGATATTAAGGCATTAAGGACAGGATGTCCATAATGTGGCATGACAGTGGTTGCAAACGCTGAGAGAGTTGTCCGCCAGCTCTCTTTTATCATGCCTTAAAGGTGGGGAAAGGCGGTGAGATATGGCTGCGGATGTTGTGCCTCAGCTCAATGAGGCAATACAAACATCATTCAAGACCAATGTCATGAGGGACAGACAGATTGCTCAGGTGAGCAAGAGGATAAGAGATGGGACAGCCACATTTGTGGATGCTCACAAGTACGCTGAGAGGCTTGGGGAAAATCTCTCCAAGGCTCTGGTCTCAAATCTGACTGAGCAGACACTCCCTGATGGCAAACTGTACTATAACATAGCCAAAAGGACAGTCACTCCGGCTCTTGAGGAGACCTACAATCTGACCAATGATGTCAATGAGAGTGTCCAGACAATCCTGGACAAAAAATCCAAGATTGGACTCAAGTCAGTCCGGGCAGATTTCCCGGATGAGAGAATCCAAGGGCTCATTGATAAGATGACCACAGATGGCATCACATTGGAGGATGCTCTCAAGTGGCTGGGAGAGCCAATCATCAACAATGCTGAGGCTTTTGTTGATGATTTCATTGACACCAATGCAAGAGTCCGAACAGAGACCGGACTCAAGGCAACTCTGACAAGGATTGCAGAGCCTGGATGCTGCAAATGGTGTGAGGCATTGGCTGGCACATATGATTATGGGTCAGCACCTCCTGAGATTTATCAGCGCCATGAATTTTGCAGATGCACTGTGACATATCAGTCTAAGCGGACATCTCAAAATGTCTGGAGCAAAAGATCATGGGAGAGCTCAGATGTGGAAATTGAGAGGAGAGAGTCTTTTGGAAAATCTGAGCAGAATCAATCAGCTATGGAGCGGATTGAGGCAGCAGCTCAATTGGAGAGAGACAGGATCATCAAGAATTTCATGGATGAGACAGGCTATGACAGAAAAACAGCTGGGAGGTCAACAAGAAATAAAAGCCCGGCTGAGATTCAAAAGGAAATAGATAAAATAAAAGAGCGTCAAAGGCTCATCTCACAAGGGAGGAGCTCAGGGAGGTAAAGAATGAGGGCTGACAATCAGAATCCCTCTTTTACCAATGTGACGCTCACAAAATCAACAAAATCACTTGGCTCCAAAGCGGTCAAGTTGTATGCATCAACAGCACAGGATTTGATGACCTGGCAGCAACGTCAGATCAGAGCAATCATGTCCACCAACAAAAATGGTGAGTGGAAGTATTCCAAATACTGCATTGCACTCTCAAGACGTAACGGAAAAGGTGAAGTGCTGGCAGCCAGGGAGTTGTATGCTTTGATTTATCTCAATGAGAAAATCTGCCACACAGCTCACAGGACAACCACATCACATGATGCATTTAACAGGCTTTTTGCACTGCTAAAAAAAGCCGGATATCAGGAACACTCCAAGAAAAAGAAAAACATGCCGGAGCGGTCATTCTATGCATCCAAGCAATATGGCTTGGAGCATATTGAAATCTCCGGAGGTGGGATCATTGATTTTCGTACAAGGACAAACAATGGAGGACTTGGAGAGGGATTTGATTTGCTGGTCATTGATGAGGCTCAGGAGTACACATCCAAACAGGAGAGTGCTCTGCAATACACAGTCTCAGCAAGCAGCAATCCACAGACAATATTTGTGGGGACTCCACCAACAGTCACATCTGAGGGTGATGTATTTCCCAGAATGAGACAAAAAGTCCTTGATGGGAAATCATATGACACAGGATGGGCTGAGTGGTCAACTCCTGAGATGGTTGAGGGTGATGCCCTCAATGATCCGGTGCTCTGGAAAAAATACAATCCATCATATGGCAAGATCATCAAAGAGAGGAACATCAGAAATGAGCTCACCGGAGATGACCTTGATTTCAACATCCAAAGGCTTGGCTTTTGGTGCACATTCAATCAAAAATCAGAGATTTCTGAGGCTGATTGGAATGCACTCAGGCTCACTGAGTTTCCAAAGCTCAAGGACAGGAGATACATTGGCATTAAATATGGCAAGGACGGAGCAAATGTGTCCATGAGTATTGCAGCAAGAACACAGGACGGAAAAATATTTGTTGAGTCCATTGATTGTGTCTCAGTCAGAGCTGGGAATGGATGGATATTTGAATATCTATACAATCCAAAAGTTGAAAAGATTGTCATTGATGGAGCCCAGGGACAGCAGTTATTGGCTGACCAAATGAGAGAGCATGGAATCAAAAAAGCGCCAATCATGCCCAAAGTGGCAGAGATCATCTCAGCAAATGCCATGTTTGAACAGGCATTATATCAACAGAGCATTGTCCACATGGGACAGGAATCCCTCAAGAATGTGGTCACAAACTGTGGCAAGCGTTTGATTGGCAGTCAGGGCGGATTTGGTTACAAGTCGTTGATTGATTCCCAGGACATATCACTGATGGACAGCATGATTCTGGCTCATTGGATATGTTCTACAACAAAAGAAAAAACAAGACAGGCAATCAGCTATTAAAGA